GTCTCATCTTTTATTTTATGGTAGTGCCATGAACATCTCTTTCCTTTCTCAAGGAACAAGAGCTTGCCACAATACTTCTCGTTATTTACGATCCACTTCTCGTAACCCCATCCCTTAGGAACGAAAGTAATACTGGTCGAAGAATTTGTCTGACTGGATTCCTTTGTCATCGATGTAGAAGTCTGCTGCAGGTTTTCCTAGGAAGAGTGCGTCGTACTTACATCCCCAGGAGTTTAATTGATTGGTGGTAAAGACATAGTATTCTTTACGGGCTGCCTCACGATCATTCTTAAATGTCCCCATACCTCTCGCAGTATGGTAGATGATCTCGTGACCCTCATCATGTAGCTTATTTATGATCTTGATTCTGTCGTGGCGAGGGATTGCATTGGTATATCTTCCATCTCCTTCACCAGGATAGCATATGGTGCCATCAATGTCTACATTATACCTCATCATTAGTTACCGAGTAATTGATCTTGCCCTTCTTTCCAGCGTTGGAATTCTCAGGAACATAAACCATTTTACCATGCTCGGGGAAGTATGTATACTCCAGTTCAGATCTTCGTAAGGTATCCATGACATCATCAACTGTTTCACAGATAGTATCTCCACCGAGATTGAAAGATGTATTCAATAGCATTGGCACACCAGTTCTATCGTAGAATTCTCTGATGACATTATAGTAGTTCTCGTTTTGTTCTTTAGATACTGTCTGAATTCTACAGGTCTTATCTAAAGTCAATACTCCAGGTATCTCTCCCCAAGTTTCTTCACGAGCATTGACTGCGTACATCATGAAAGGACTCTCCTCAAGACCACGCATATCAAACCAGTCATGAACATGTTCTAAGAGAACAGAAGCAGCAAATGGTCTCCACCACTCACGACCTTTTTTCTTATTGAGAATCAATTGTGCATCAGGATTTCTTGGATCAAATAATAATGATCTGTTTCCAAGAGCACGAGGACCCTGTTCAGATCTTCCTTGGAAGATTGCTACTGGATGACCTTCCATAATCCTATCAACAACTGGTCCAGCTCCTGTAACAAAGTATGATCCCTCTGGCATGATATGAGTATTTGGTGGACCTAAGTAGAGACTCTTCAAAGGTTTGACCTTTGTTGACTTTGTTACTTGTCTGTACTCAAGCATTGCCTGTCCTACAGGAAGACCAGCGTCATAACAGATTGGTTCTACAAATAACTTACCACCTTCAGGTAGATGGTTTAGATACTCGTAGTTAGCAACACAATTTAAAGCACAACCTCCAGAGAGAACAACATTTTTACACCCAGTAATCTCCACTGCTTTCTTAATGAGACTCACCATGTAAGTTTCAAAGTCCTTCTGAATTTTATAAGCGATATTACAATTGACTTCAAATTTAATTCTAGGGTCAACAACTTCATCTGGACCCTTCAATGCAGGACCAATACGAACAATCTTGTCATCTATATCAGATTTTTGACACCTTTTGTTAACATCATTATACATCAAGTATATGTTCATTCTATCTAAAGGTGCAATGTAGTCATAGTATTCTACTATGACACCATTGTGTACTCTGTAGAATAATGATTCATTTACCTCACCATCATCTGTTATAAAAGATTTTATATTTGAATCCTCTTTACCATAAGGAGCAAGACCCATCAACTTTCCAGAAGCACAGTAATCGTATCCAATATATTCAGCAGCTGCAGCATATGCCATGCCGATACCTGTTGTGGGATTCTTAACTTGATCACCATCATACTGACCAGTATCAAAGTTATAGTCTTTGAATATAGGAATATATCTCTGATGTAGAAGTTCAAAATTATCTGGATAGGATGCTTTGTAAATACTTTCTACTTCATGTCCATCATCCTTGATTGCTCCAGCACCATCAACTACAACAACAGCAGCTTCCTCAAATCCAGAGTTGTAAAAACCAATAGAGGCATGGGAGAGATGATGTTGCTGTTCAAAAGACTTGTATTTGTATTGATTCTTTCTTAATACCTTAGATGCAATCAGCAAAGTGCTAGCTACAGATTCCTTTACCATCTCTGGCAATGTAGGAATTTCAAGAACAGTAGCAGCAATTAAAGAATTTC